CCAAAGCCGGAGATGTCCAGGAGCTTCGCTGTCTCTGTATTCAACCCGATGCGGGGTTCCACCCAGAGCTGCAGGTTCTGTGTGCGAATTAATCCATTCGTCTGCACAACGTAGAGTTCCGGTGTGTCAAAACTCGAATCGTCTTGCTTTATTCCGACTGCCCTGAAGGGCAGTTTCTGTTTCCCCGGGTTGAACTTGCGGGACATGTTCGGGTTGATCTTCGCTTGCTCCAGACAGAAGTATTGATAGATATCCGGATTGATCTTGCCGCAGTATCGCAGTGCGTGAACCTTGCCCGCCGCCTGGCGCACCAGGTTCAATTCATCGATGCCAACTTGCTGCAGATTGGTGGCAAGCGTGGTGAGGTGGCTGTGGTGGTCGATGTTTGCCACGTTGCCGGCTTCGTCTTTGTATATCTGTTCGGTATAAACATCGCCGATCTCCGTGCCTTCATCGTCGATGTAGCCGAGGTTGGAGAAATCCGTTCCCGCCGAGGGGCTGACTTCCCGCACTTCCATATTTCCGAGCCCTTTGGCGGCAAACCGGGCCCGGTATTTTCCGAGGTCTAAACTCATAATGTCCTGCCTTTCTTAGAAGGCTGCCGTGTAGAGCGTGCCGGTGTTTGTCACGATTTCACCCTTGGCCGCAGCATTCTCGATGATGACGCCGTATGCATCCGCAGGGACGTTGTAATCCGCTGGCGAAGAGGTGATAGCGCCTTTCGGCATGAGTGCGACGATCTCCACAGGGATGGAGCGTTTGCCCGGCTTGAAGTTCAACGGGACCTTTGGCATGATCTTGCAGAGGGGGATATACACTTCCTGGTAGTTCCCGTTGCGGAGCTGGGCCTGGTAGTAGAAGTGAAAATACTTGTTGGCTGCCGTTTTCAGCAGGTTGATCTCATCGATGCCGACCTGCAGGAGCTGGATGGTGACTTTCCACATCTCGCCGGAGCTCACCAGGTTGATCAGAAAACCCCGCTCGTCTTTGAACTCGACCATGTCCTGGTCGATCAGGATGTCGGTTTCCTCCGTATAGCCGATGAAGTCCATCGTGGTGAATGCGCCTCCGGATGCGACTTCCTTGATCTTCGCAATCCCGCCGCCCTTGACGGCAAACCGCTCACGGTCTTTCTGGTTGGCCATGGCCACGACCGGCAGCCCGAGCAGGACTTCCGGCAGCCAGAGCGCCAGTACAGCGATGAGAATCACAAGTGCAACGGCTCCCTTGTTGCTTCTCAGAAACCCTGTGAATGTTTTCATTGATGTTTCCCTTTCCTTTATGATTCCAAGAATTTGACCGTTACATATTGAATCTCGATTGTCACAACAGCTCCGGCGATTCTATCGCTATCCTGCTCCACCTCGATGACCGTCCCTTTGGGGAGCGTTTTATCCGCAAGTCGCACGCCGCCGCTCGACCAGTATTCGTCCGTGCTGATGGCCTTCTTTGCATCTGCTTCAAGTTTTCTGAGTCTCGCATCCGCCGTTTCCGTGGCTGTCGTTTTGGCGATGAGTCTGAGTTCAACTTTTAAGAAATGCTGTTCGAGCGATTCATCCTCTGCGAGCGTTTCACTGGGATCGTCAAGATCCCTGATATCAATGCCTTCGACTTTGTTGGCACTGAAAGGATTTGTTTTCCAGACCGAAACATTGCTGCCTGCGCTTGTGTAATACCCGTTGCCCGTCGTGATCGTGGCCATCCGGACTTTGAGCCGGTCGATGAGAAGCTGTCGGGTTATCGCCATTATGATACTGCCGCATGGACGCTCAGAATGAGTCTTGTAGTACCGTCGCCCTCGTGCTGGACTTCAATGACATTGTAGTTCGTTCCCTGAACGGAAACGGTCGATGATTCACTCGCTCCTGAGACGTCCGAAGTTCTGCAAGTGACAATGGCGGCGGCGTTTTCATACTGGATGCCTGTGACTTCTGTAATCTGTGCCGCATTTTCAAAGACTGCTGGAATTTCCGTGCTGTTATACAAAATCGGCTCTGCAAACCCCAGCGCGTTCAGGTTGTAGAGTTTCGCCTGCACGTTGAAATTCTCCGTTGCGACCTTTGCCCATGATGCGTCTTTTATTTCCTGATTGCCGCCGGATGCGACGGTGGAAGAAATCCAAACGATGCAGTTGGAGCTTGAAACATCGTAATCGCCCGTTAAGACCACGTGATAGACTGTATTGCGTAAAAGCTGAACGTGGTTTGTGAAATTGAACTTGATCCACTGGGCGAAAGTAGAAGAAATAGAATCAGTCTGGACATTGGCGGAGGCTCCTAAAGATGTTCCGGACGGCAGGCCTGATGAATCCGATTCGATGCGGAGCGAGACGACTTTCCCGCTCGTCACCGTGCCGAGTTTTTCCAGAAGCAGCCAGATTTCCTTCACGTGCGCGACTGATTCTGTGGGAGTCCACTCGGCGGCAAGCTGGATGTTGTCGGCGGCTCCGACGCGGAGCTTGGCCTGATTCGTCCCGCCGGGCCGCGTGTTGAGCGACCCGACAGAAAGAACGGAGAGGCTGGGAATGACCGATGATGCTATTTCCATCATGGCTTCCAGAGCCAGCGAATCTTGTAGATGTCGGCTGCATTGTTGCCCTGCGCGTTGGATCGTATCGAGAACCGGACACGATAACGCTCGTCCAGCGTTTCACGCGCATTTGTTTTCACGGTTCGCAAAATGTATTCCTTCGCGTCTGCGCTCGTGACAATCAAGCTGTCCGTAAGAATCGTCACGATTGCGCCGCCGCTTGTGGGCTTGGCATCGACATAGACATCGGCCTTGCACGTATCCGACACGATGATCTGAAGTGTTAGATAGGATGCGCCGCCGACGTTGCTGTACTGCGGAGAGGCCGAGTACCAGAAGTTTTTTGTCGTTCTGGGGAGCGTGTCAATTGTGCTCAGGAGTATCCGTTGGCTACTTGTGAGCCAGTTGAAGTAGAAGAAATTGAAGTCCTGCGGATTGGCCTGAAGTTGCGCCTCGCTTTGCTGCGGGATGCACAGCATCACCACGACCGCGAACAGGGATATTGCGAGTATCTTTTTCATGGATTACTTTGCCTCCTTTGCCGCTTTTACCGTTCTCTCGGCGGCGGCTTTTGCCTCTTCTTTCGCCTTTATCTCAGCCTTGACGGCTTTCTCAACTTCTGGCGAATACTCGAAGGCTTTGTTTGAAAAAATGAGTTCGTTTGCATCGACCGGGTTTGTTTCAAAGACCGTCCCTGCCGGGACAATCTTCGCAACGACCCTGTCGGAGTCCTGACTGACATGCTCCGCCCTGCGGACGGCTTTCGTCAGGATTACTTTTACTTTCTTCGGCTCTTTTGCCATGGTGGAGCTCCTTAGATTTGGGTGAATGAGTGCCTGTGAATTTTCTGTTGTCATCATAAAAAATGGGGGCGGGATTCAACCCGCCCCGTTTTGATTACGAGAAGTCGGACGCGACTGAAAATGCGCCGGGTTGACGCACGCCGACATCGACGGTTTTCAAAGCAACCGTCCGCACTCCGCCGGTTGTGGCAAGGGCGGAACGATCCACGTTGATGTCCAGGACTCCCCACTCTCCCAAAAGCACCTGGGAGTAATCGCCGAAGAAGATGTAGCCGGAATTGGCCTGCATCGTGGCGTTGAATCGGTAGCCGTTGCAGAGCCCGTCTGCGCCGATGACAAAATTGGCGGTGTTCAGGGCTTTCTCGCGGACTTTGAGCGTGCCGCGCACGGAAGGCCGGGCGACAAAGCTCATCGTGTTCACGTCTGCGTTTGCTTCTGCGACATCGGTTTCAAACTCAACTGCGCCCGTCCAGCCCATGCCTGCGCCGGAAACGGAGCCGATGTTGGAAGTTCCAGCGATGCCGGTTGGTTCGTCGCCGCCTGCGCCGTGCAGAATTGCAGCGTCGATACCCAAAGCAAGAACCCTCACCAAGTCTTCGGTCACAAGTCCATCGATGCTGGGCGTTGACTGGAGCAAGAGCTGCCTGGTATAGTCGATGAACGTCCCAACATGGTTCGGACTCAGTGTGACCTGCCCGACCGTTGGATTGGATTCCGTGGGTGCGACTGTCTCAGCGACCCAGTACGCGGTTGAGGCTCCTGTCCATTTCGGGATTGCCACGTTCCCGACAAGTCCGGAAAGCACCCTGACGCCCAGTTGCAGCATCAAGGCTTTGTTGCGCAGAAGCTCGATGAAATCTGCGGCCAGTAAATCTGTCCCGACCAGGTTTCCGCCTGCCGTTGCTCCGCCGGTGGCTGACATATCACGAATGCCGTAGCGGTTCAGGACGCGGTTGATCTCTGCGCGCACATTGGCCGGGATGGTGTCTCGTCCCTGCTTCTCGTAAGGCACGAAAAGGCCCTGCGGCTGCATCCCCGACCGTTTGGCAATTTCTGCGGAACATTCACGCTCGAAATCCGCTTTCTCGCTCGGATAGGCCAGCGAAAGGATGGCGCGGGAGATGGAGTAGCGTTTCTTGTCCTTGCCGGAGAGGTCAAGGAATGAAGCCACGCTCTCCAGTGGTTTGTCGTCGCTGACTCTGAGGTAGATGTCGCCGCGGAAAAGCTCCGCCGAGCGTTTCAGCTCAACGGCGTCTTTCACGAGCACGTCCATCTTTTCTTTGCCGCCGATGCGGGTTTCAAAGCGTTTCCCTACCGCTTCAATTTCCGCGACTCTCGAGGCTTCGTTTGCAGCCGCCTCTTGTTTTTGACGCTCGATTTCTTCGGGCGTCGGCTTGTTGGGAGTGTCCATTGTGATGCTCCTTTTGTTTAGTGTTTGATTGTCCTCACCGACGCCGACTTGCACGGGAGGTTTGAAACTTCTGATGCCTTGCGTAATTTTGTCGATGCTGGAAATATCAGCCAGATCGTAGTATTCGAGACTTCGTTTTCCGTAACCGACTGACGGATCTGCCGGCACATCCACAGTGGAGCCTTCAAAAGGTTCTGCCTCGCAGCGATAGGCTTTCAGCCCCGCATCGAGGCATCTTTGTTTCACCATAGGCGACATTTCTTCAGGCTTTAATTCCGTCATGCGGTGAATCATAAAGCCGACTGAGGTGTGGATGGCGATATTGTCTTCGATGTCGTTCAAAAGTTCGCCCGCTTTCGCGTTGCGGGAGAGTCTTGCGGTCCCGGACAAGAGCGTGCCTTCCATGCGCCCGTTTTCGATGACGCCGCGCCGCTCCGTGTGATTTTCCATGAATGCTGGTTTGTTCTGCCAGCGTGTCAAGAGTTCGGGATTGCTGCGGAAATCCAGCAGCTCAATTCCCCACCAGCGCTCGACCGGGGTTTCCTCCGAGGCGAAGGTCAGCTCAACGGTTCTTTTCGTTACGTCGAGTGCCTGACGGTCGAAGCTCATTATCCTGTAATGAGGATGGGCGGTGACTTGGTTTTGGATTTGTTCGTTCATTTTTTGTTTCTCCTGCTCCAACAAAAAAGCCCTTCGCGGATAACCAGAGAGAATCAGCCAGAAACTCTCTGGCCCACGAAGGGCTGATTTTTTTGTTGGAATTGTTTTTTAGACTGCGTCGGAAAGAAGCAGTGTCGTTATTTCCTCCTCGAAGTTAGACCAATCTCCTTGCGCCTGAACTTTTGAAAATCCTACAGCTTGAGCCCCCGAAGCAACAACCGCAGCTCCCGTCGCTGACACTTTCGCGTAGCCGCTTGCAATGCCTTGAGACTCCAACACGACGGATATTTTGTCCTGTTTGAAAAGTCGCGGGTCAACATAATACGGGCTGATCTTTCTTCGCTTCGGCACATTGCCGGGCAAAACTGTAACCGTTTCAACCGCGACCCCTACCAGAAGAAGATGAGACCCATCTCCCAGGTTGATGCGTTCTCCAAGATGTGTTATGAGGTAGGAATTCAAAAACTTTCTCCAATTATT